CAGCAGAACTTCCTGCAATCGCAAGCGCAGAACTTACAACATTAGTAATGTCACTCTTAGGTCTAGGCGGTTTACGCTCCTTTGAGAAAGCTAAAGGACTCACCAAATGAGCAATAGCAAACTAGAAGCAATCATGGCGGACTTACACCAAGAGTTAGCCAATCAATTATTAACAGAAGTCCAATCAGGTGAAACATCTGCAAGTATCCTCAACGTGGCCCGTCAATTTCTAAAAGACAATGGTGTTGATGGTGTGCCTACGCAAGGCAACCCCTTGGACAATCTGATTCACGCTCTTCCTGAATTCAATGAAGATGAACTACCACTTAACCACTAGGTAACGCATGGCTACACCTGTAGTGAACGACCCTATCAAGAAAGACTTCCGTAAATTCCTATACATAGTATGGAAGACTCTTAACCTACCAGACCCCACACCCATTCAATACGACATGGGGAACTATCTCCAAGTTGGACCTAGGCGTTGTGTTGTTGAAGCTTTCCGTGGAATCGGTAAGTCTTGGATAACCTCCGCTTATGTGGTGTGGCTCTTGTACTGTGACCCTCAACATAAGATTCTGGTGGTATCTGCATCTAAAGAACGTGCTGATGCTTTCTCAACCTTTACTAAGCGACTGATAAATGAAATCGACTTACTCCAACACCTACGCACAAAGAATGGGCAACGTGATTCTGTCATTGCATTTGATGTTGGCCCCTCCATGCCAGACCACTCTCCCTCGGTTAAGTCCGTTGGTATCTCAGGTCAGCTTACTGGGTCCCGTGCCAATACTATAATTGCTGATGACGTAGAGGTTACTAACAACTCTGCTACTCAGACGATGAGAGACAAACTATCAGAGGCAATCAAGGAGTTTGATGCCGTATTAAAGCCTAGTGGTCGTGTTATTTACCTAGGTACACCTCAGACAGAGATGTCTATATACAACCTGTTGCCAGAACGTGGCTACGAGATTCGTATATGGCCTGCAAGGTATCCAACAGACAAGCAATCAGCAATGTATCAAGGCCGATTAGCCCCCTTCATAGAGCTTAATAGAAGCTCTCAGGAGACTCTTCCTACAGAGCCTGACCGATTCACCAAAGAAGACCTGATGGAGCGTGAAGCTTCCTATGGTAAAGCTGGTTTTGCCCTGCAATTCATGCTGGACACAACACTAGCTGACGCTGATAAGTACCCTCTTAAGCTATCAGATTTGATGGTGACTGCGTTGAACCCTAAGAAGGGCTGGGCAGACTTAGCTTGGGCTTCTGGACCTACTCAGATAGTAGAGAATGTGCCTATCGTTGGGTTCACTGGAGACAAGTTCTATAGACCCATGTGGATGTCTGATGACATGCTGGACTTCACAGGCTCTGTGCTTGCCATTGACCCATCTGGTCGTGGTAAAGACGAGACTGCTTACGCTGTCGTTAAGATGCTCAATGGTTACCTGTATGTCACTCGCATAGGTGGCTTTGTGGGTGGTTACTCGGACAAAACTCTAACCAGTTTGTCCACTGTGGCTAAACAAGAGTCCGTGAATATGGTGATTGTGGAGAGTAACTTTGGTGATGGTATGTATGTGAAGCTGCTTACTCCCATCCTGAATAGAATCCACAAGGTATCTATAGAAGAGGTCCGTCATTCCACTCAGAAAGAGATGAGGATGATAGACACCCTTGAGCCTGTGATGATGCAACACCGATTGATAGTCGATGAGAAGCTCATCAAGGAAGACTACGATAGCGCACCAGAACCTTCTTACAGTTTGTTCTACCAGATGACTAGGTTGACTAGAGACAGAGGCGCAATCATCCATGATGACCGCTTAGATGCTCTGAGTATGGCTGTCGCTTACTGGACAGAACAGATGGATGCTGACAGTGAATCTCTAGCTAGCATGCAGAAGACTGAAGCTTTCAACAGAGAAATTGAGAGGTTCATGGACCATGCTGTAGGACAAAAACCTAGGGGAATCACTTGGATGTAGCAAAGGTTGCACTAAGGGGGAACCCCTGAGATAGGACTATGAGATGTGATGTTGTGTGATGGAACTAATAGTCCTAACCACAACACCATATCTCTAAGATTCCCTCTATTGGATGTCTATTGGTTATCCTTTATGTAAGAGCCAGGATTTTCCTTTTGATAATCCCAACTTTTGTTTTGGCGAAAAACTATGAGAGGGTGATTACGTATCGGGGCAGGCGGAAACCCCCCTCTTACCTATCAGAATCTTGAGAGGACCTTAGCCAATGTCCTAGGGATTGTCATTGAGTTATCTGCAGGGCCTAGAACGCCTCACTTCAAAAGAGGATAGCAGCCTCTAATGATTCTTTTGATGGTCCTATTGATAGCTTTAAGATGGTCCGATTGTTTCCATCATCTATATGCTATCTATTGTTTTTGTTTTTCCTATTGATTCACCTATTGATTGTCCTATTGATTCACCTATTGAATAAATGGACCACTTATATAGGTAAACTAATTGCACTCTAATAGTGTTAATACTCAAATAGTGTTTGTACTGAATTTAATATTCTGTTAGTTTTAACGCCTCGCTACGGCGACAGGGCAACAACGCCCATTATTTGACTACTAATAGGTAACACAATGAAAACAACAACTTTTGGAATCAAACAGAATTACAACTTAACCATGCCTTTAAGCACTGGCACTGTATGCACTCCCTATGATTCTCGAATGATTGAGCAACGAGCTGAATTGCAGGCCTTAATTGTGATGCGGACTAATCGCAAGTTAAGAGCGCGCTCTAAAATCATTCGTACTAACCAACCTGTACAACAAACACCTACTTATATCGTGGCAATGGCTAGCATTCTTGCACCATTAACGATTGTGATGATTGCAATCTCGCCATTATTTATAAACTTCCCAACATCATAAGCGAGGCTTAACCCATGACAAACACAATCAAGTTAAAAGCATTGAAGCAAGGCGAATACTTTAAGCGCAAGGAATCATCTAACAAGGTTTTTGTTAGACAGCATTTCAATCGTAAAAACCAATGGGGTCCTGCATCCATATGGTGCGGTGATTCAGAATCTATTGGTGATGGTATCGAACTCAATCCCAATACAATCGTTTTTATTAATTTTGAATATTAGGAGATAGACCAATGAACAATGAAATGAAATTGAAGGCCGAACAAATGGGCGTCACCATCCTAGACTTCAAGCCAACCCAATTTGAATGGGAAGGCTTTTATATTGTTCTAGCCTATACAAACAAAAAAGAGTTTGTTACTTGGACTTGGGCAAATGGTGGCTTCCATCATGGGCATTATTTTGGGGGCATCTCTTGGGCCAATAGGCGGGAAGCTATCGCGGACTTTGATAAAAGGGTCCATTAATTATTCAACAAAGGGCCTTGCTAGCAGGGTCTTTGATTGAGTTATTAATTGTAATAACCAACAACAACAACAAGCGAGGCTTTACCCAATGACTGACCAACAGATTAGCGAATACTACGATTCAAATCTAAACCTTACACTTGCAGAACTATCTGCAATCACGGGCAAATCAATCAAGCAACTAAAACGCATTTTAATGGGGGCATAACCAAATGAATATGATAGCGACTAACAATACTTTTGATGACATCTTAAAGGCGATAGCACTCTTTGATGGTGCAACTAAAAACCTTAAGGCGGACGCCATATTATTCATCACGGGCCAAAAACAAAACCTTAAAACAGCACGGGCATTTATTGGATTATCTAAAAATATGAAAATGCCAGATTGGACCCTAGCAATCCCTGCAAGGTCCACTTGTCCGCGTGGTGGCAAGCTTGCAAAAGTTGAACCTAGGACCCTAACAAGTGGCATCATACTTGAGACAGTTTGTAATGGCTGTTATGCAGTAAAGGGCCATGATGGAATGCAGCCTGCAATCACTGCAAAAGCGAGGCGCGTATCTGTTATTGAGCTTGCCCTAGTATCGGAAACGATTCGCGCATTATGGGTAAAGGCTTTTGTAATGTGTCTATCCAAAAGTAAATATTTTCGCTGGCATTCTGCAGGCGATTTATTTAGCGCGGCTTATGTCCAATTGATTCTGGACTGCATCACATTAACGCCACAAGTCACCCATTGGATACCAACTAAAGAGCCAATACTCTGCAAGCCATTGCAGGGCCTTGTAAATGCCACTGTCCGCCTGTCCGATGATTTTGTGGACCAACTGTCCAACAAGTTTAAAGGCCTTACAAGTGGCGTCCACAACTTAACCAATGGACGCGGACAGGCCTGCCCTGCAAGTGAAAAACTGCAGGATGGATGCCAAGATTGTCGCGCTTGTTGGTCTATGGATGTCCCGCACGTTTCTTATAGAAAACACTAATTGTTTCAGTACAAAGGAAATTACAAGATGGAATCAATAACCATATTCAACATAGTTTTTCAGGCCCACACGTTCCCGCTATTAGCCGCCATTGGGCTAGTGGCCCTTGGGGGCATTGTAGGCCTTGCAGTCACTCTTTTAAGTGAGGACCTATAGCACGGCATGCATTCACTTGAAGGGCCTTACAAGGGTCCTTTTGGAGGCTTCAAGCTAGCTTCAATTAACCAACAACAACAAGGAATCAAGCCAATGGCTAAATATCAAAAAACAGTAGACATATGGACCCTCACCCAAGAGCAAAGGAAAGGCTTGCAGGCGGGTCAATGGATAACTGCAGGCAAGGGGGGCAAGTTTGAGACTAAGGGCATATGGTGCGGGCAGGGCAAGGCTGGCAATGATGTTGCCATTTGGTTAGGGAACCTAGCAAGCCGAAAGGGTCCTGCAAGGCTGGAACACATTCGCTTTATGATGCAATACGCAAAAGGATAAATGGAAATGAAAAAATATCATCAAAATGCCTATAGATGCATCGGAATTTGGGGTCGCAACCTTGGAAGTTTTCCATGCTATATCAAAAACGAGCAACGCATTGCAGCAGAACAAGGCGCGCCATTAACCGCGATTTATGCACGGGATGGGGTGTGGTCCACTGTCGAAGAAATCGAAAACATACCTTTAAGAAATGAAATTATTCGCAAGCTTGCAGTTTATGCTGCAGTCCAAAATGAAACGGAAACAAGGAATAAATAATCATGATTGTAATTACAGATATTAAAACCCCAATTGTTATGGGTGTCCCTAGTAACATCCTAGACTTTGATTTTAAGGGCCATAGAGCGCGCTTTGATAGCCTTAATGCAATTTTCTATTGGAAGGGTACGGCAACTAAATATAGACATCTTAGAGGCGCACCATTGGACGCCTTACAAGAGGCGCAAATGGAATCTATTTTTCAACAACTAGCTATTCAGGAGCCAACACAATGAGCCACTACCAAACTCAAAAACGCCTACGCAATATGGTGGCTTATGCTATCAAAATAAAAGCCATAACTGCAGGCGAGGGTCTAACAATCACGCACCATTATGCTATGGGGTCCCGTGCTGCTAGCAGGTACACAAGCGAGGCTAGCAGGGTCCTCATTGCCGATATATCTATGAGGGTCCGCCTTGCTAAGTGAGACACTTTAAGGACCCTTTTAAGGGTCTTTTTGGGGTCCCATTTGGGAGCTTTTAAATAATAAATAACTGGAAGGGATAGCAGATGGAATTTGAACTGGATGTTTTGATTGATTTGATTTTGGACCAAGATTATGTGGCAGTTAGCCACCATGCAGGGGGAAAGTGATAGGGTTTTTTGAGTGTTGACCAGTTCAGTACAATGGCGGTATTATTACTGCTGTTGTGTCTGAACGGAAAGCAAGTCGCAACAGTTATTAAAAAAGTAGGTTAACCATTGAAAAGTAGAAATGTTTTTATAGTCACAATTGGAGGTTTTTTTGAGTTTGAAATAAGCTTAAAGAAATATGTATTTTTAAGAACATTCAAAAAGGAATGGTTTAAAGATTTGGACATGGATGGTCCATTGATAAGTGAAATGGAAATGAAGGAAATTGAATATTTAAGGGAAGCAAATAAAAATGTATAGCGCATTAAAAGCAACGATGGAATATAAAACGGGACCACCAATAGCCAATCTTAGGTGCAGGAAAATGGCTTGGCAATTGGAGGAAAATTGGTGCTGGCACATAGTGTTCACTGATAATTGGCCTGACCCTAGTGGTCCTGCATGGTCAAGGTCTTGTGTTTTATTCAGGGTCTTGGACTATATCAATTGCATAGTTAAGCACTTATATAATGGAAACGAGGCCAACGGGCCTAACCTTTAAAACGGGAGAATATAAAATGAGCGAATTCAACAAAAAAGAACAGAAAGTATTGGCAGGCCTTAGTGCTTCTCTTGAAGCATTTTTCCTGACCTACAATGAAATGACCGCGCTGCAAATGAGGTGCTTTGTGATGGTGGCTAGACGAGGCAAAGTGACAGGCAAAGAGATTGCTGTTGCCTTAGACATAAGTGGCAGCAATGTAAGTCGATGTGTTGCTATCCTGTCTGACATCACAATGGCAAGGCGCAAAGCTAAACCATTGGACCTAGTCAAGCTAACCAATGACCCACTCGACAGGCGCGTGAGGTATGTTGAATTAACTGAGAAAGGCAAGGCGTTTGCTCTATCTCTGACATCTAACTTTTAACTGGGGAAACATAATGTCTATTTATGAAACAGCCACAGGTTGGCAAATTAAGGTGCAAAGGAACGGGCATAGGTTCGTTCACTTTGTCGCTGGATTGGACCAAAAGTCAGAAGCTAAATCTATTGAATCTCAGGCCATAGCAGATATGGCAAGAGGCATTAGACCAGATGCCAAACAGCTTATTCATGGCACTGGCTTGACCTTGCAGTTTGCTTTTGATGCCACGTTTGAACATCGCTGGAAGTATGAATCTAAAGCTTATCAAAAGAAGGTCCAGCAGTATTGGAATGCACTTGATAAATTTTTTATCAAACAGAAAAAAGTAACACGACTAACCGATGTTGACACATTGATGGTCGATGAATATATAAGGACATTGAGGGACAAAGGCAATAAGCCTAAGACCATCAACAACAAACTGACTTGCCTGTCCTCAATGATTAAGCACATGGTCCATGAGGGACGCTTGCAACACCCTCCTTTGATTGAGTGGGAGAAGGTCGGGGATAACTCACGCATGCGTTATTACAGCCCCTATGAAGAGGCGCGGCTTATTGAACTGGCGCAAGCTTGGGAATTCCACAAACCTGAGATGAATGAATTGCTTGTCGACTTTATCATAGTGCTTTTTGACACTGGCATGCGGCCTTGGCGTGAAGCACATCAGCTACACTGTGGCTGGATAAAATCTGACATAAACGGAATGCCTGTTATCCGCATTCCAAAAGAATATTCCAAGACTAAAAAGCCTAGGGATATACCAATGACTGACCGCGTAAAGGAGATACTTCTCAAGCGTGTGACAGGTCAGCTTGTGGACTTCCAACCATTTAAAAAACTGGAGTACAGGTGGCACTGTTGCCGATTTTGGAATGAGTCAGTTCGCCATGAGATGAACTGGACAGACGAGGAAGTTTGGTACGGAATGCGCCACACATTTGCCACAAGGCTAGTGAGTGCTAATGTCCAAATGAAGGTGATACAGAGGCTCATGGGACACGCCAAAATAACACAGACAGCCAAGTACGCCAAAGTCACAGACGAGGCCTTACAGTCTGGCATTGAGGCACTACAGGGCAAGGACAAAAGCGTGGACACAATGCCTGCAAATGTCCTACCAAATGAGATACTGCTGGCACTAACTGCCTGATATACCTACGAATTGCTTAAGGCAGTCGACCGAATAAGGGTTCGAATCCTCTCGGGCGCGCCACAATTCGATAGTTAATATCATAGGCTGCATCTGTTTTTCTTACAGGTGTGGCCTTACTTTGGCTAGTGTTTACCAGTACGGAAACTAATTCAGTTCAATATAAGGGGGACATAAGCTAGGACAAATGGGGGCCAAATGATGGCTCAGAGCAAAGGTTGCACTATGGCCGAAAGGCCAGCGCGAGGTACTTGCGTGGGTGCATAGATTCAGAATTGAAACTAAATTAATTGGAGTAGACGAATGTCTCAGAATATTATTACAGGTGATTTATTGATGGATGCCCAACTCTTGATTGAGAAGAGAATGAGGGATGCTGGTGTGGAGCGCAGTGCTGCCCAGTTGGATAAGCAGAAGGCTCAAAGAGGGGAGAGTGGGACCCAATACGGACAGGCTATGTTGACACATGGTTTAGCTAAGTTTGCTGAAGGTATCCGTGAAGAAATGGAAGCACCATTGGGTCGAGGTGGGCGCGCTGGTTCAGCTAGAAAATTATTAGCTGGTGGTGATGCTAATGTAATTGCGTTTGTGTTTATGAAGTTCATCATCAACGGAATCTCAATCAAGTATGGGACCCTGCAAAGCATAGTAAAGAAAGCTGCTGAACAGGTTGAGGATGAGTTCAGATTGGCTGACCTGCGAAAGCAAGATGCCAAACTTTGGAAGCGTCTTGTCGATGCATCAACTAGAAAAGAGGGACACTGGAAACGGACAGTAATAGTCAACGCAATGAATGATGAGACTGCCAAGGGGACCATTAATAATTGGGAGGCTTGGACTCAGGCTCAACTCATGTCTCTTGGTTCTAAGTTGCTCACCATCCTGATTGAAACTGTAGGTTTAGTACAAATCACAACAGAGTCTAAAGGGAAAAACAACACAGTCAAAAGGCTGGTTGCTACACCTGAGACTTTGGCATGGATTGATGAGAGAAGTTCTCGTATTGGACTGACTGCGCCTCAGTACAAACCTCTGGTTATTCATCCTAGGGATTGGACTTATGAAAACCTCAATGGTGGTATTTATTACTCACACTTTTGCAGACCTGTCAGGTTTGTGAAGACGAATAATAATAACTATATGGATGAGCTAAAGAGTTCTGAGATTGATGTGATACTTCATGGTGTCAATGCCATGC